CGTTTTTCCCCTGCCTTTCTTTATGTACGCGGATTCACATCAATCTCGATGATGGCACGTTTCTGGAACGTACGGAATACAACAGCGAGATATACGTGTACAATATAGCGGGTCTTTTCCCATTTAGAGGATTTGACTTCGATGTCGAGAGAACGACACTTGGTCCCTCTATAGGAAGAGAAGATTTCATTAGCCGAATCTTTGAACATCCGGAGATCTTCTTCTTCGGCCCAACGATAGCGACGCTTTGCAGCGAGACGTTCGATTTTACGTTTAATTTCCATCAGGACAAGAACGTTATTCTCCTCGGAGAGATCAGAATCTTCTACCTGAGAAGTGTTCTGAGTGCCGCGGATATACGTATCTTCGTCCAGGGCTTCAACGTAGTTAATCTGGTATTCGCGGAGAAGTTTTTCCTTGATTTCCAGATCATCAGCATCGATGACTGGACGGATAGAATCTTCAACGTAACCAGAGAGAACTGCATAGTTTTCACCAGCCATGGGAACGTGGTTACCATAGTTCCGATAATGCTGAGGAATCTGGGAAGCCAGCCAGAGCGTAATCGTAACAGGAATGTTACGGCCCGTGACCGGATCCAGAGTACGGAACATATGCGCATTCTTGGATACCATGTACGTATTGATGCCAGCAAGCTGCAGGCCCATGTCATACAGGTCATTGACAGAAGTCAGGAGACCGCAGTCAAGGCGTGCAACAGCGTCCATACGCTGGGTAACCAGTGCAGCGATTGCTTTCTTAACCTCAATGGACCAGTTAGCATCAAGAATGAATTCTGCAGGGTAACGACGAGTCGAAAGAATCTTCTTGTCGACCGTGCCCTGGAACACATTGATGTATGCCTTTTCCATTGCAGCTTCACGTTCAGAAGCAGTTGCCGAACTATCAGTAGCGAAGATGCCATCATCACCGGATACGAGCGGAGCACCCTCGACATCCAAGATGCTGAGGTCACCATCTTCATCCAGTTCGATATACGGATCGTCTTCCTTGGTGAAACGGTTATAACCGAACATGTCCCAAGTAGAAATCGTATACGGCATCGGTTCCGGATTAGTAGAGCTATCGGGTACGTATTCAATGAATTCGCCAGCGACAGCACTGAAAATCCACTGAGTGCCGGCAGCTTTATTGCCGTCATCAGCAGTAAGTTCATATACATTGCCATCTTCCGTATTCACTACAACAGTGTTCGGGAGACGGTCAACGTCAATGATAGTAGGACCAGTAATGTACGCACCACTGGACACGATGTAATCACCAGCCGTATAGCTCGTGGTACCATCGCTGTAGTCAGCAGTGAGACGATAAATGGTCGTTGCAGAAGCAGATGCTACTGCGGGAAGTGCGGTTACTTCCAGTACAGAATAACCAGAGTTATTGAAAGTACCGGAAACACCATCATATTTTACCATCGTACCAGTAACAAAACTTCCATCATCCTGAGTCAGATGATAGAGTGCATCTGTACGAGGCGCAGACTGCGCAGGCAGTCTATCTACCTTGATTACGTTCGGAGGAACTACACCGCCAGCTTCATAAACTTTGGTGTATTCTTCGAACAGAGTCAGGTAGTTATTGAAGAAGAACTGGCATCCGAAACGTTTTGAACCATCACCTTTAACGTCGTTAACAACGTCTTCGATGTAGTTCGTAACCTTCGTCATGGGGTCTTTGCCATCAATGTCAAAAGTAACGCTGTAAGGCTCAAGAGTGGTAGCACCATACTCAGTGCTAACCAGGTCCACGCTATAGTTCTTATAGTCGTTTTCCTTATCAGCATTCTTATCATGGGTGATACGAATACGGAAATCGTTACCGTAAGCACCCTTACCGAGCGACCAGAAGCTCATAATGGGAACCCACTTGAAGCCATCTTCATCCGGAGTGGTTCTTTCTAAAGTATTAGCATATACTTCAATATCGCTAATCTTAGTGATATTGGTACGGCTATATACTTTAAATTTCAGAACGAGTTTACCATTTGCAGCTTTGTATCCGACAACGATAATGTTATTAGCGTATGTCGCATCTTCTGCAGTGAGACGAATGCAATGACATTTTGCATTGCCGCTATAGAGAAGCACATAAGGCATATACATTGCCTGACCCCAAAGTCTGAAATTCGGATAACCGTATTCAGCAATGAAGTCTGACCATCTATTGATTGTAAGCGTGGTATTGTCACGACCTTTACCGCCGATAAACGGACAGATAAAAGAAGGACCGCCATTTTCCGACGTTTCTTCCTCATAAAAAGTGTTATCATTGATATACACTTCTTCATGCGGTTGTAAGAAGCGAGGGATGATTTGACCCGAGCGTGCCATATCTCTATTCCTCCTTTGTATTTTTTTATTTTTATTTCTTTGATTGATTTAAAGCTCTATGTTTATATGATTGTTTGGAATCGAAGCTACCTTTTCGATGAAATGTTATCATATATCGGACAAATTATAGATACTATAATTTGGAGGTTTTGATATGTTTAAACAGTATATTTGGAAAGGTATTCCTACGGATTATGATGTGAGTGACGATGGTAAAGTTTATAGTCACAAAACGAAAAGGTTGATATTTCTTAATAATAATAAAGGATATCATATGGCTAGATTGTACGTAATAGATCCGAATAAACCTAACGAAACAAAGAAGGATCGAATTCGCTACATATATGTTCACCGTATGGTCGCTGAAACGTTTATACCTAACCCGGATAATTTACCAGTAATAAATCATAAAAATGGAATTAGAAATGATAACCGAGTCGAGAATCTAGAATGGTGCACTCAGCGTGATAATATATTACACGCATTTAGAGTGTTACGTATTCCAACCAAGTACCAATTAGGTGAAGCTAATGATAGCTCCGTCTATACTGAAAAGGAGATTCGTAATTTATGTGAGCTGATACAATCAGGAATTACGTCAGTTAAAGAACTTAGTCGTATTACCGGTATTGCTGAAGGTACGGTTATAGCTGTGAAGAATGGTATTCAATGGACTCATGTATCATGCGATTATAAGTTACCTGAAGTGAATAGAAAACCACGGTTATCCGAAGAAGATATTTACGAAATTTGCAAAATACTCGAAAAAGATGGTATTACGCCATTTGAGCAAATTGCTAAAGATTTCGGTACTAGCCGCAAAACTGTATCTCGGATATATTATAAGACCCATTATAAGAAAATAACATCGCAATTCGATTTTGCGGATCGAGTCGATACCAGATGCAAAACTCTGAGAACTGCGGCTGCTATACTATTTGCTATGGGTAAAAAGAAGAAGCATATCGGTATTCGTAAATATATGAATTCTTTAGATAAAGAATATTTCGATACCGTTTACGATATTGCTAAACTTTCAAACTGAAAAGAATAATAGAAGAATGAGTATTTACTCATTCTTCTATTTATTGGCTATCTAGTTCCATATTTTTATTTGCTTACACAAATGACCTTAGTGTTATATGTATCATTAATACTAATATTTCTATCTGCATAAGTTATACCTAACCGATACATAGAATTCGATAATACATACGAATATGTTAATGCTAATGGACCTAGCCCTTGACTGTCAGTTGTTATAGTTGATATATCATAATTACTGATCATTATCGCATTTGGATAATCAGTTATTGTTATGGGGAACGATATGTCTCTAGTACAATAAACTCGATTATATCCATCAGTATGATAATCTCCAGTATTTGAGCTATGGTAAATCTTCGACCACTGTAAGCACCCTCCTTTCAAATATATATTATTTATCTAATGAAAATAAGTATTTACTAGATAAATCTTATTGTATGAAAGGGAGGTGTATTGATATGGCTTTTGAACGTATAAAAGCGTTAATAGGTCGGATGAACCCATATATCTTGAGTGATATAATAAAGGATTCATCCGACCTTGATGCATACCAGAAAAGACAACTCCTTGACGAGTTAGTTACTGCTAACTCCCAGGCGAGCACGTCGTCTTTATGGGAAAAGCATCTTCAACGTACGCGTTTAGCTAATTAATTAGTTTAAACTATTGTACGAAAAGAAATATCTAATTCTAGTTAATGGATATTTCTTTTTTTATTCAGTTATGATATCGGGTATACCATATTCCATTGCCAGATAGTGTTCGGCTTTACAACCGCGGTATTTATTCCATTCACCGATGAAGTATGCGATATCCGCACCAGCCAGTAACTGGATTGATTTACCCAGGAACCAAAGCGGTTTAGCATCATGCGGAGCGCCTTCGAAGAAAGAATCGATGATTTCGATTTCTTCTTCCGGAAAACGTTCTTTGATAGTCTTGATCGCCCGTTCACGTTCCGCTTTGATTTGTTCATCTGTCTTATCTACCATAGGCTGAGAAATGTATACTTTCTTCATTTAAAATTCCCTCCAATAATATGATTATTAGAGATTTGTAAATTACTTTAAAATCCTATAGATACGAAAGTTCCGATTGTGCCTACTAAATAATGTAGTCTAACACCACCATCCTGGATAAAATGATATGGTAAGAACACCCGAGCCCCAGTAGTAGATATACCTGTAAAAGTAAGTGAGCTAACAATCCATTCCCACGAGTGATTTGCGTAAATCATATCCAATTTACCTACAAAATTAGCAAATGAAAAGTGGTTGAATGTTATTGGGAAAGTAATATATTTGCCCTCACCACCATCTGGTGTAGAAGTCGTCGTCCACTGTGAAAGTCGGATCAT